GTCCGCGTGGATAAATAAAAATAGAACGTTCTTGGCACAAAAAACAGCGGAGTACTTTGGAGATAAGGATTGGGCCCAAGGCAAGCCTTTCCTTAATTCTCTGCGTACCGGAAGGATTGCTCAGGGCGATGTAGTTGGCACATTGCGTCAAATAGCCTACGATCTTTCGTTGGGTATGTTTAACGTGGGCCATCTGTGGTTGCAAGCTGCTGGTTCAACGGCTGCTGTTGCAATGCATCCATTGTACGGTGCAGCGAGTGTGTTTGAAACAACCCTGATGTGGCCCTTGATGATGTTCAAGGATAACAAAAATGCAGTAGAGGCTATTGATAAATCCGCTGCCGCTATTGGTTATATGCCACGCGGTGAATTCAAAAAGATAATGAAGCTGTACACAGCTACTGGTCTACATAATATCCGCCATACCGATACCCAACTGGATACGATTGCTAAAATAGACGGCGTTGGTGGAGGAGCTATCTGGAATCAACTGCGTTCAGCGGGCAGGGTTCCTGTGTACGAAGGCGAACGCTTTGCTCGTATAACTACGTTCAATATTGCTCGCAGGATTGCGGATGAAGAGGTTCTTGCTGGGAGATTGATAAGGGATTCGGCGGAATACGTTGACTTCATACGAGGCAAGACTGGGGCTTTGACACTTAACATGCTATCTGGCATGGAAGCGCATTGGTCAAAGAACCCGATCACTTCGCTCGGTTTCCAGATGCTACAGTACCCCGTAAAAGCCACAGAAGTTTATCTTGGCCTTAATAGGCAGCTTACTACTCAAGAGAAACTGATGTTCGCTGTCACTCAGCCTATGCTTTGGGGGGCTTACGGTATTCCTGGCGGTCCGCAAGGACTTGACTGGTACTTTGATAAGTACCATCCGGATATGCCTAACGAAGAAAGAAAGAATCTTCTCTTTGGAGGTGTGGATAAATTTTTCCGGGATGTGCTGGAAGTAGATACAGCTTTCGCAGCAAGGATGGGTTACGGAGAATTTTGGTTTGATTTCATAAACGATATTACCGAGAAAGGAATTACAGAATTCCTTGGCGGTATTGTTCTTCAAGAATACAATCAATTGATGAGCAATGGTTCTATTATAGGCCATATTGCAATGGCTGCTGATATTGCCAACGATACAGAGAAACTTGACTGGAGTTCTGTTGCCACTAAAGAGTTGGTCGAAATTGGTTCTATGGCATCCGGTTTCTCTAATTACAGAAAAGCCTATATACTTAACCAGTACGGAAGACTCCTTAACAACAAAGGAACATCCATAATTGAGAACAACAGCAACTACAGCGTACTTGCTACCGCTCTTGGTATAATGTCCGCAGAAGAAGCTATTGGATACCTTGGGATATCTTCTTCTAAAGATAAACAAGAAGATATTAAAAAGGCAGCAGCCCAGTTCACAAAAGCTAGGATCGAATCTATTCTTTATTCTCAGAGATTGATCGATAATCCTAATGATACAGAAGCTAGGCAATTACGAAGACTTGCTAACATTCAACAAGCTTTGATTCTGAAATCGTTTGAGGATGAAGAAGATAGGAATGAAATAAGAAACAAATCTTCAGCCATCATTAAGACGGATCAGCAGAGTCGAAACAGGGTTAATGAAATTAGGATGAAAATCAGGACAAGCAATCAGGAGCAACAGTAATGACAGGGCCAGCGGATTTTAGCGCACAAGCAACTAATATTGGGGAGACCCAGAACTTCGTAAGCCCACAGCAGGGAATGCGGGATGATTCTTTTGCGACAATTATTGGAGGACTTGGCACTACTGCTATGATGGGAGTGGAGACTTACGCTACTTCCCAGACAAATAAATTCGGGAAGAGTTATGAAGAAGTTTTGCGAGTAGGTCTCGGAGGAGATGCGCTCAGTCCAGATGAAAAGCAATTCAAAGAGCGCATGGATCGTATCCAACAAACTGCTCAGCTTGGTAAAACAGACACTGCCAAGATTCTACGAGAAGAGTTCCTTCGTAAGAGTGTTGGAGAAAAGCCTTGGCTTGCTAGTCGTTTTGAAGCTATGGCTGGACGCATAGATGGCAGGTACACCGACCTTATCTCTGCCTTTGAGAAAGTAGAGGCAGGTCAAGCCGCTTCTGCTGCTGCCGCTCAAAAAGAGGAAGCGGCCAAAGAGAAAAGTATTATTAACCGACTTGTACAACGTCAAACAGAATTAGGAGGAGAGCCTGTAACTTTTGATGGAAGGCCGGCTGCTTGGGAAGATCTTACTCCTTCAGAAAGGAGATATAATCTTCGTAGATACGATAGGGTTTTGACAAAAACAAAACTTTTGGAAGCAAGGGAAAAAGATTCTAACAGGGAATACACAGAAACTGAAAGAAGCCGAGCTGCTTATAGATTTAGTCAAGAACGCGCTGCACAAGACAGCAAGGAAATAGCAGCAGACACTGTTGCTGAGATGGTTGATCGCTACGCTGGCATCGCAGAAACCTATGCCATGAATAATCCAGGAGTAACGCAAGAGCAGTTGGCCATTCAAGGTACCCAGCTTATAAACGAACTATCCAATCAACTAAGAATCGATCTTACCAGGGAGGCTTCTAAGCCAGGAGTAAAACTAAGTTCTTCTGATATTGATGGGTACGTAAGCAATTTTAATTCACTAGCAACTCCGCATAAAGATATTCTTACTGGGCCAGCGTCTAGTGCTGCCACTTTGGCAAGGCAAGCAGAATCTGCTAGAGCGAGTGTATCGATAGATGCAAACACTATTCTTCGTCCTATCGCTGTTCTTACAGAAGCAAGAATTCCTGTTGATGCGACTATGATGGATAACCTTACGGCAGCGCTTGGAACTAAAGGTGGGGCAGATTTCAATACTCAACTTGGAACAGCAGTCGCTGGTGCGTTAGAAAATGTTTTCGCAGGAACCTTCCAACCATCGAATACCTTAACTTCAAGTGAAGTAGGGGCAATGGGAATTACAACTAACCTTCTTGTAGAGGCTTATAAAACAGGAACTGCTGCTTACAGAAGAATGGTTGAGCGTCCAGAATCATGGATTCCTATGATTGTTCCTACTGCTTATGCATTAACCCTGGAAAGTAATCCTCGCTCTAGGGATGAAATCTATAACGCTATTAATAGTCCTGAAATTATAGAAAAGATTGCAACTGTTCCTGAAAATATGAAAGAACAAGTTGTAAATGGGATTAAAGTGGCAACCATGAATAAGATGGGTTACTTGGCTAACCCACAGAAGGCGGGAGAATACGTCGCCGGATTTGATCCTCAGACAAAGCAGTTCACTGCTGCGAACGATTCTCCTCAAGCCAAGGCTTACGTCAAAGAAGCTAACTCTGTTGTTGGGAAGGTAATGTTTCTGGAGCAAAAAGCTTACAACAACACTGATCCGTACAGCGTAATCCGTATGTACTTCGGTCCATCTGTGGCTGATAAGGTTGAGCCCACTCAGGAGCCTGTACAGTGACACTCTCCCAGAAGCAGAGACTCTTCTCCAAGATGATCGCAGAGTTGATCCTCTGGGCTTATGAACAGGGCTACGAGGTTACTCTGGGTGATGCGTACCGTGATCCCCGATTGCACGGGGCACTAGGAGAGAAGGTAGGGTACGGCTCAAGAAACTCTTGTCACAAGATGAGACTCGCAATGGATCTGAATCTGTTCAAAGATGGGAAGTACTGTACGGATGAAGCCTCCCACGGACCCCTTGGTGCTAAGTGGGAATCAATGGGAGGCTCTTGGGGAGGACGGTTCCAGGATGCTAATCATTACTCCTTGGAACACGATGGCTTCAGATAGCTTCCTCAAAGGACTCCTGAACAGTCGCTAGATCCAGCCCTAGTCCGCAGTTAGCGCAGATGAACCAGAGTCCATCACCTCGTAGGTGAATGCACCAGCGAAAGCTCTGGATGTTATCCTCTACTGAGCATACGTGAGACAGAGGGAGGGCTTCCCAATCATCCGGGGTAGCCCTTTTTGCTTTGGGGAATGCAGTTACCTTATCGTCACTCATAAGCCGCACACGCCTCCTTTGCACGCATCGTTCTCTTCGTAGACAACGCCCTTGTGCTTCATGGCTTCCTTGTAGGAGACAGCCTCTAGCGGCTGGCCTCCTCTAGCACCATCTGGATAGCAAGTAAAGCCACGCAGCCGGTGAGCGTACTTAGCCAGAATCCCGGAGAACTCCCCAACACGATCATCGTTATTGAGATCGCTGCCCCAAGAAGGAAGATTAATGGTACTGCTAATTGACATATCAACATAATCCTGGACATCAGCTTGGAACCTCACTCGGCGCTCCCAATCGGGAACTAGGTCAATCGCAGTCTCGATCTTGTCAGGATCGATACCTTCCTTAATCAAAGCATCCGCAGTGGCATCCACTACGTACTCGTACTTCCACTTCGTACCGTCAACTAGGTAGCGTCTCTTATAAGCCACAGCAAACAGAGGCTCGATCCCAGTAGTAGTGCCAGCAAGAATCCCAATAGAGCCAGTGGGGGCAATAGCTCGATAAGCAACAGGACGACTGATACTAAGACGATCGCACAGGCTGTTAGCGGCACGCTCGGATTCCTCACGGTACACCTCCATCCACTGACGAAGCTCAGGCACCATCTCGTATTTGTAGCCGCGCTTCAGGAGCCACTCATGAATACCCATGAGTCCAAGACCCAAGCGCCGATTCTTTTTACGAACGTCGTAAACCTTTTTGTAGGGGAGGTCTGCCGTAATAGTTCCGCATACCAAGAACCCACTCGCGAGGCGCACCACTTCTCGAAACTCCTGGAGGGTATCAATACGACCAATGTTAATACTGCCAAGATTGCACACATCAGAATCATCAGCGGAAGTAACTTCAGTGCACGCATTGCGAAGAGTTTCATTCTCTTTGTCTCCGAAGTTGAAGGAGAATCCGGGTTCGCCAGTTGACATAGCCTGCCTGCAATTCTCAATGAACGTAGAGGGCAGGTAACCCTGCTGGACTGCATCCAAAAATGCATCATCGTAGTTCAGGGATACGTTGGTCATATCCAGCGGAGCAGGGAAGTTGAAGTTGTCGTTCTTCGCATCATGCAAGGAGTACCCTGCGTGGATAGGCATATCCTTCCAGTTCTTTACCTTGAGGAAGGAATCGGCATCCCCGTGTCGCCAGTTGATGCTGGCGTAGATAGCAGATCTACGACTACCACCCTGCATAACATTTCGTCCGACTTCGTTGATAGAGTGCATGAGAGGGATAGGCCCGCTTGCGCGACCTCCAGTACGGCCCAGATTTGCCCCATGAGGACGGAAGACAGAGTAGTCCACGCCAATACCGCCACCACTCATCAAGCAGTCAGAGGATCTCTTGAGCAAGCGTCCCCATTCCTCCCGAGTATCCTCCTCGCCTTTTAACAAATAGCAATTATTGTAGAAGCGTGCCTGCCTACCTGCGTAGTAAACATACCGGCCTCCTGGAATGAACTTGAAGCTGGAGATGAATTTCTCCAGTGCCTCCTGATGATCCTTGGCAAAGAGATTCGTAGTGACATCATGCACGATGTCCTTGGACTTCTCTGCCCATGTCTGCTCGGGTCGAAGAGCGTACTTGTTCCTAAAAACATTGTCCCCGAAGCTGTTGCGGAACTCAGACATACCGTTGTCTCCTTTGGATTTCACGTTCGATGTACCAGATAGCTTTGCGTAGGTCTTGTATTGTATCGTCCTTCAGTCCTGCCCTCCACAGGTATTTGATTGCATTACCAACACAGAAATTGAATCCCTCAGTGATCTCGATTGCTTCGATACCGCTGGGGTGCTGGGTGTAGTGCTTGGGATGATCCACTGGATCCCCAACGTAATCACCAAGGCCGAAGTCCAGATCAGAATCGTTCATAGCCAGTTCCTCAGCAGGTACTCAATACTGAGCGTCACAATATCGTAGGAGCCGTTCTTCACCTCTGTCAACATCAGAGCGCCGCGCCAGTGCTGGTTCCCTTGGTACTGCATGTAGTCCTCTTCATGCTGGTAGAAGGCTCCAGCAATGATGCACTGGACTCGGGAGCCATCCGTCTTAACGTGCGGAGAGATGTAGTAATCAAAGGTCTGCTGGTGCCCTACGATCCATGACTCGTGCTTCTTCGTAGCGATCAGGTGGGCTCGGGAGATAGGTCTTCCCATACTCCCTCCTTGTGCATAGTGACAGAAATTAACTCCTTCGATTCGGACAGGGCTAAGAAAATCGTGTTCTTCCCAGCCGTACTTTCTACCGAGACCGTAATCAGGCAAGGCCCCCTGCAAAAAAGGCTCCTGGGCAATGAGTCTGTCCCTTCGATTTTCGTGATTGCCATAGCAAAATACCTTCCTCGGTCTGTAGGGTCTGTGCTTGCTGCGGATCTGGATGTCGTTGTGCCTGTTCAGCGGGGAAAGAAGAGCCTCCATGCCCTCCCATCCAGCCTCCATATCCGAGAGCATCCTTGCTCCCTCGTACACGATATGTCCCTTGGAGTTATGCTGTCCCAAGGAAGGCATATCGAAGTGATCGCCGATGTGAACGATACAGTCCGGCCTCTTGTCCAAGATGTAGTTCCCAAGCGCACTAAGATGCGACATAGGAACGCCTTGTTTAACCTGCGTATCAGGAATGACTATGATCCGCATACATCTTCCATGTCAGGATTGAGATCCCAGAAGTGCTCACAGGCTCCCTTCTCTGCGTCATACGGAGGGATTGTGAAGTACGCTTGGTACAACTCATGGGATTGCGCCATAGCTCGGTAGCATCTGTACTTAAATGGACAGTCTCTTCCAGTACACATTGTGATGTCAGCCATACTTGTCTCCAAAGAGTTCCTTGAATTTAGCTAGGACATCATCAGGTATGCCTAGCCTCTGTGCCCATTCCCTGCACTTCTCTCGGGTAGGCAACTCTGCTGCTCCTATCGCTACTTGCCAGAGTTCGTTCTCAACTTTTACCCTAGCGTTCAGGGACTTTGCGTATAACTCCAGATCAGACATCCGACTCGCGTATCCAAGGTCGCTCGATGTGGAACCAGTCCAGGATAGAATCCATCACCGCATTAACCATCGTGGTCTCTTTGTAATGATCAAAGATGTCATCATCCTCTGGATAGATTTTCAGGAAGCCATTCATTACGCCTTCTTCGATAGCAGTTTGAAGAACTCGGTATTCGTCCGCTTTCATCAGAATCTCTCCTCAAGTTGGATTTGGATAACCTTCTTTCCTTTCTTAGCGAGATCATCCTTATTGATCTCACCAAATCTAGCTTGACCGTACAGGAACTCTACGTGCTTGTACGTAGCATCCATCTTACGGTCGGACCAGAATATCGTATCCTTAGTCTCAACAGTGTACACCTTCATTTGCGTCTCCTGCGTCTGCGCTTCCCATGACTTGGATGCACTACAGTTGTCTGCGGAGCCTCCAAGTAGTGTACTACGGACTTGAGGAACTCGATCTTGTCGATTCCACTCCTTCCTGCCCAGTTCTCTACCCTACCAAGTACAGAGTTGCACCATCTGTGCAGTACCCTGCGGATCATTCCTGTCTTGTGGCAGTGATCCAGTGCTGCCTCGTCGAGAGCTATCATCCTTCTGCACAGAGGGCAGATGTACAACTGATTCTGTAACTGCTGCTCCCTGTATTTCCGTATCTCTGTAGCCTTTAGAGCAGTCCCTCTGGCGGCTCCCACAGTACTGGTGTTCCGTCTGCGTGCATTCTTCTTGTCATCCACAGAAGTCTTCCTTGCTCGACGAAGTACTCTTGTACGTCCTGTTGCGACCACTCTACTTCCTTACCGTACTCTTGGTACAGGCGCCAGACTTCTTCGATGCGCTCCTGATTGGTATTCAGGGAGTTCATGATTCGGGTTGCTTTGGTTT